ATTCTATGCGTATCTACTTCAATATCATTAAATGCCGTATTCTCAAGATCCATAAGATCTAATTTATCAGCATCGATAGCACACATTATTCCAGTTGTTGGGAATGACCTATTAACTAATCTATCAATTGAAATTGAATTTCCAGTTTGATCTAAGAAGTCTGGGATTAAACATCCAACTGTTCTACTAACAACTTTAATTTCTCTTAATGAAAAGAAGTCTGCAGTTTTAGAATCGATTAAACCAGATGCATCAAAGAATTGTTTGTAAATAGGATCCTTAGATAACTTTAAGTAGTTATTCCAGTCTCCAGTTACCATCATTACTTCAACCATGTAATCTGAGATGAAATCGTCATTATTAACATAAGCAGGGAATTGAATTTCTTCTCCACCTCCAATAGTATTGTACCATTCTTTAGCCGTGATGTCAAATCCAGTTGTAGATGCTTTTCTTACCCATACCGTCGTATTCGTTTTTCCTGTGTTAACAAAAGATAATAATTTATTAGACGCAATTGATGAATTTCCAAATCCACCTGGATTAGTAATAAAATCATCACCTGTAACTAAATTCTTAGTTTTATTAAGTTCTTCTGCATCAGCAAACCATAGTCTTCTCTTATTGAAGAAGTTAACCATTGGATTTGTTAAAGGATTTCCACCCTCGTTATTCGCAGATGCTTCTGTATTAAACGTTGTAAACGTAGCTTGATCTAAGTTTAAATTTATATCTGTTTCAGTGTCCAGTGGTAATACATTCAATGCAAATACTGGACCTTCTCTAAGCGCTACTTCTATTGATCTGTGGAAAAATCCACCAGCTTTTTCCAGTTTCGGGTCTATTTCCCCAAATACTGCTTTTAGTGTTCTTAAATCGTTAACTAAAACGATCGTGTTGAACGGTCCAACTCTGCTTGAACCTACTACAAGTCTCCCTGATGTCAATGGAAGAGCTACGTTAGCACTTTCATCTATCTCTATGGTATATACACCACTTGCCTTGTAATTATTTAAATTGATCATTCGTTCGGCCATTTTTCAAAGATATTTTTTTATTATTTATTCAATACAATCTATAATAAACCTAAAAAATATCTAATTTTGAAGATCCGAGCAGCCGTACCACAGTATAATAAACTAATTGATAGTACCTAATTGTATAATTAAGTACAGTAACGTAAAAAAATTGATAATATGCACATGGGAGGAGACAACTCGAATACAGGATATGAGGATCAAATACCAAATCCAAATGCACATCTAAGGGAAGCAGAAGACGTTAAATGCGAGAACTGCGAAGGGCTAGTATTTGAAGAAAAAATAATGATGAAGAAAGTATCAAAATTCGTTACTGGAAGCGATAAAGATAGCATCACGCCAATTCCGGTAATAGCATGTGCATCATGTAATCACGTAAATGAAATGTTCATTCCTAAATTTTAAAATATGATAATTGGAGTAGAGGTACAGGATCACGATTTAATGATTTCGTATTATGATGCAGATGGAAAAATAGCATATATACGAAAGCGTTTAGCTGATCATGAAATATTTAATTGGGTACAACACAACCGACCATCTCAGTATAAAAACTGGGACGGTACATTCATTAAACAGGAATCATCAGATCCTAAATGGCTGACTCGAACTAGATTAGAAGAGTTAATTATCGATAAATTATCTCCAGATGAAAAAGCTCTAATCTATAACTTCGATAATTTCCCAAGAAAGGACTACATTGATATCGAGATTAAATTAACAAGTGATGAATTTCCAAAACCTGAAGAGGTTAAAATGCCAGTTGGTATGATATCATTTTGTAATGAAGAGGGAGTAAATTATGTTCTATCAATCATGGACTCAGAAGAGCATCCAGATGGATTAAGTGATGATGATATAAGTAGAATGGAAATTGAAGTAAATGAGTACTTTAAGAACACAATTCCACATGATCCAAGGGATAGAAAGATATTAGATCAGAACTTCACAATCAAGCATAAATTTTTTAATAGTGAAAAGGAATTATTAGAATTCTATTTCCATCAAGTATTACCTAGGCAACCATTTTTAACAGGATGGAATGTTATTGACTTTGACTGGCAGTACCTAATGAATCGAACTTCTAAAATAGGAGTTGATTCATTACAGAATATGACATCTAGAAAAACATTCTCCAAGCGTCATAAATTACCTACTCACATGGGTATCGTAGATTATATGCAACTGTTCATTGATCCAGGATATAAGCCTTATAAAGTAGTTGAGAATTATACTCTTGATTATATTGCGACCAAAGCATTAAATACTTCTAAATTAAAGCATCCATATAAAAGCTTTAGAGAATTCCAACAAGATGTGTATATGTTTACACTCTATAATATCATTGATAATATCCTTGTTAAATTATTAGAAGATAAATTTGGATTATTAGAAGTAGCATTCTCTACTGCAAACGTCGCAGAAGTTGAAGTAAATAAAGTATTCAGTCCGGTTCATATTACCGAGGTTCTAATGTGTCGCCAATTTCTAAATTCAGGATTAAAGATGCTTAAGAAAGGATATGAAAGTAAATCCGATGATGGAGAAGAGGATTCAACTTATGCTGGAGCATACGTAATGCCACCAGTTCCTGGATATTATAAATATGTGTCATGTTATGATTTCAAATCTATGTACCCTAATATTCAGATGCAATTCAACTGTTGTCCATCTGCTTACCTTGGAAAAATCGGAATGGTTAAAACCAACGGAACTGAAATTACAACTAAGAATGATACACTATTCGATAGTCAAAAGGACTCGGTTGCTCGAGTTATTCTAGATAGATTATACAATGCTAGGATAACTACACAGGACGAAATTAAAGATTTAAAATTCAATAGAAAATGATGTATACGATATATATGAAAAATATTGAATGGATATCTACTTCTACATTCAAAAATCACTATAAATATGAAATTAAAAAAGTGGATTCAAAATATTCTACAAAAAAATAAAAAAGATATGATTTCAGAAGAACAATTAATAAGTTATCAGCAAAATTTTGCAGGCCAACAATTTCAATGGATTAAAACAGATCGACCTGAATTAAAAGGTAAAGTCGTTAAGGTCAGAGATCTTAGACCTACTCCAACTGGACAAGTGATGGCAATATTCGATGATGGATCTCAAGTAAATGTTAAGGAAATTAACAATAAGCTAATGATGATTCACGGTGATATGCCTCCAATGAGTAGAGAAGAAGTTGACGCGATATACAAAACTAAACCTCCAACTGGATTGCCTGAAACTAAACTTGAAAATGGAGAAGTGATACCAGCAAGAGAACCAGTGGTTGCACCAAATGTTCCAACTGCTAATTTTGACACTAAAACTGGATTACCAATCTCACCAATCGCTGCTCATGTTGCTGCTGCTCCTATTGTAAATCCATTCGCAATGTTTAATTCAGATGAAACTGAACTTACAATCAAAGTCAATATTAAAATGCCAGATAAAAAGCTTTTAAAAATGATGTATAGCAGTGCTGAAGATAAAGATGTATTTATAGACCAATTGTCTAAATACGTAACATCAATGATAAATAATAGTGTAGTAAATGAATCAATCACTAAAATGCTTGATCCTAAGAAGACTACACCGAAGGCATCTACCCCTGAGGTAAATCTAACAGAAGTTGATGGAAAAGAGTAAATTCGAATCAAAGGAAGAATATCAAGATGGTAAATACCGTGTTGTTAGTATGTCAAATGGCAAGTCTAATTTAAGACGTGTTGTATGTGATGTAGATGGAATATGTTTAATTCCATTCGATACACAAGGTGACAAAGTGAAAAACGTATATCTCGCACGGTACGTTGATTATTTAAGTAATGACCAAGGACACACGTGCATTACTTCAGATTTTAAAGAAAACACAGATACTATGTTTGAAGAGCTACATGAATTAGTCAATGGAGAGCTAGGAGTAGACGCTGATGTTAACGATCTTTACTTTTTAGGAAACATAAAACATAATTTACCGTTCTCAAAAACATACAAATGCTATGGGTTAAATTTAGATAATCATTCAAAGGATCTTAATGGATTTTCTATTGATTTATCTGATGACGAAAAGGATAAAAAATTATATATCTTGGACAAGATAAAGTTGACCAGGGTTTTAAGAGGGGACATCGAAGATTCATTAGCAATGTCTGCCGCGCTTCTATTAATTTCATATGTAGAATAACAAAACTTTCGGGTATTCCGTAGTATAATATTATTAAAAAGAAGAATACTATGTCAAATACTAAAGATTTAATATCGGCATTTAGCAGATTTAATGATAAGCTGGAAAATATCACCAAGAAAAGAGTAAAACTTATGGGATTCTCAGACGTCACGGAATTTATTCCAACTGGGAATTATCTATTAAATGCTCAAATGTCAGGCTCCCTTAAAGGAGGATATCCAAACGCAAGAAGCTTAGGAATAGGAGGAGACTCAGGAACCGGTAAAACATTCCTTTGTCTAAACGCAATTAAAAACGCTCAAATTATGGATTACGCAGTATTCTATATAGATACAGAGGGAGCATTAGATAAAAAGGATTTCGCTAACTTTGGAATTAATATGGATCTTTTGAATTACAAAAGAATCGGTGTTATATCAGAAGTTAAATTCTTTATCCACGATATTGTTAAAATGAAGGAAGAGAATCCAGACATTAAAATAATGTTAATCGTTGATTCACTTACTCATCTTGAAACTAATAAGGAAGTTGAAGATAGAGCAAAGGGAAGTAATGCTCAGGATATGGGCCTTAGAGCAAAAGAACTTAGACAATTATTCAAGTCATTTACATTAGAATTATCCAATTTAAAAATTCCATTGATTTTCACATCTCATACATATGCAAGTATGGATCAATATACTCCAAAGGCAATGAGTGGAGGATCTGGTCCTTTATACTCTGCATCAGTTGTATTGATGTTATCTAAAGGAGCATTGAAAGCAGAAGATGATGTATCGTCAGATGAAACTGGAAAAGATAGAACTGGTGTAAAGGTTAGATGTTTAACTGATAAGAACCGTATTGCTAAACCTGAAAAGATTGAAATCCATATTTCATTCCACAAGGGTATGAATCCATATGTTGGATTACAAGATTATCTATCATGGGAAAATTGTGGAGTAGAAAGAGGAAACAAATTAACTGAGAAGGAATTTGGAAAACTAAAAGGAGCAGAAGCTGAATCATGTTCTGAATTCACAGTAGATGAAGAGAAATTCTATTTCTTACCTAAAGCATCAGCTCGTAATTTTATTCTTAGATGTAATGGAGATGTTGTTCCATGGAGAGAAATATTCACAAGCAGAGTATTTACTGACGCAGTTATCGATGAATTAGATATAAATGTAATACAGCCTAAATTCAAATACAGTTCGCTTGCTGATATCGAAGCGGTCGAGCAATTAGAATTACAAATTGAGAATGAATTAGATGAACTTGAAAACTCAGCAGATGAATCTCAAAATTAAAGAAGATATACAAATTAAATATCACCTTAATATGCACCTAATGGATTCCTTTATTGACATGGACTCCATTGGGTTTGAGTTAATCAAGTATACAATTAGCGTCATTGAATCCAATCACAAAAAGACTATTAGTCTTGATAATATGAAGTTTACATCAAAAACTTTAAAATATATATTTGGAGATAAATTAAATGATGATGCGTTTAAAGAATACGTAGTGTCCAAAATAAAGGAGATGATATCACTAAACTTAATTGAACCGAATAACAAATCCATGTACATTACCGAAAAAATGATTAATAAATTTTATAACATAAGTAAATGATAGATTTCGCAGAAAATATTGACTCCCTAGAAACGATGGTTTGGAATTTCGTACTGAATCCAGACAATGACATGAATGAGCTAAAACCTCATAATCATGCATCTCTTACTAGAGAAGAGTTGATCACAATGATTCTTCCTAAATATTTTGGTAGCGAAAACCGAAATGAAGCCTATAAATTTGCTCTTAAGTTTTTCAAGGAACATTCCAAAATTCCAAATAGAAGCGAACTAAAGAAACATCTAGAAATTAATAATTATTTCATAGATGATGATGCATTCGACGAATTGTATTTATTCAATCTTAGAGATTATAATTACGACTTCCTATACAAATATGTGAAGTCATTCGTGCTTCTAAGGAATCTGAATTTGACGATGTTTGATATGATAGCGTTCTTGAAAACTGCGTCTATTAATCCGGAGAATATCGATTCAATAACTGATAAGATTAGAAATGATATAAACGGTAAATTATCAGTAAGCTTTAGTAATGCTGGACATGGATTAAATTTCCTAGATCCAAAATCCCACGTTCAAATTGCTAAAATTGGAACCCCATCTGGATTTGAATTTATTGATAAGTCTCAAGGTGGAGGATGGAACCTTAAAACATTAGTAGTATTCCAAGGAAGACCGAAGGTTGGTAAATGTCTGACCTCCGATATGTTAGTGAAAATACGTAACAAAACTACTAATATCGTTGAAGAAATAACAATATATGAGTTTAGCAGACGTTTCCCTAATTTAGCCGTGCCTAAATAGATAAATAAAAATAAAGATATGGAAGTCTGTAAAATTTGTGATAAAGAATTTAGTATGTATAATATACAGCGTCATATCAGAGGGTCGCATAAACTATCGACTCCTGAGATAAAAGATTATTACGATAAATACTATAAAAAGGAAGGAGAAGGAATATGTCCATTCTCTAATGAGGAAACGGAATTTAATGGTATTAAACTTGGATATAAAAAATATTTAAATACTCCTGAAGTTAGAAAAAAATCATTTGCTTCTAATTCTATTGAATTTCAAATGAAAGTTAATGGATTAAGTCTAGAAGATGCCAATAATAAGATGAATGATTCTAATGCACAAATGGCGATAGGAGTAAAAGAAACATTTGCTAAAAACGTAAAAGAGGATCCCGATTATTTAAAGGCAATGTCTAGGTATTGTAAAGAATTCTGGATAAAGAAAGGACATTCAGAAGAAGAATCTATTAAACTTGCATGGAATGAAGGGGAATACAATAGAAATAAATTTAAGGAAAAACTTGAAACTGAAGGAAGTGAATGGTTTAAGAAAAGAAACTCATGCTGTATAGAATACTGGCTAGAGAAAGGATATTCTAAAAAGGAAGCGGCGATCAGATTAAAAAATAGACAAGTTACATTTAGTAAAGAAATATGTATTGAAAAGTACGGGGAAGAAAACGGCCTAGAGCGATGGAATAATAGACAGGATATATGGAAAGCTAAAGTATTTAATAAAGATACTTATATAGGAAGAGGAACATCTATTGTATCTGATAAATTTTTCAAAATACTAGAAAGTAAATTATATGACTCATATGAAATATTAAGTGGTAAAGATGAAAAATTTATAAGACATAAAAATGGAGCATTCAAATATGACTTTACTTTAAAAAATGCTAAGAAAATAATAGAATTCAACGGAGACTACTGGCACTGTAATCCGTTTAAATACGAAAAGGATTATTATCATAGTGTTAAAAAGATGACCGCTCTTGAGATATGGAAGTATGATGATAATAAGATTAAACTTGCGGAACAATATGGGTATAAAATAATTACGATATGGGAACGTGATTATTATAATAATCCAGAAGAAGAAATTAACAGATGTTTAAAATTTATATATGATTAATAAAAGTGATAATATACGCAGAGAATATACAAGCGTTGAAGAAGTAGGCGATTATGAAATATTAACTGATACCGGATGGTCTGATATTGCTAATATCATGGTTACTCCTGAGTATGAAGTATGGGAAATTAAAACACCTGATTATTCTTTAAAATGTGCCGATGATCATATTGTATTTTTAGAAGATTATTCTGAAATATTTACCAAAGATTTAAAGCCAGGAGATATTATAATAACTGAAACTGGATTAGACGAAGTTATATCATGTGAGTCATTAGGATATTCTGAAATTATGTATGACTTAGCAATAAATGATGATAACCATAGAATGTATACCAATGGCATATTATCACATAATTCTATGGTCCTTGGAAATTGTGCAGCCAGATCATTCCTAGCAGGAAATAACACAGGTCTCGTCACAGTTGAGTTAGCTGATAGAAGTTATATGAAACGTATCGGTTCAAATATTCTTAATATTACAAAGGACGAATATGAGAATATCAATGATGAGACTCAAATGGGATTAGTTTCTAAGAGAATCCAGGAATTAAAGGACTCAGGAAAGAATATTGGACATTTAGAAATAGTTGAGTTCCCAACAGGGGGAGCAACTGCAATCGATATCGAAAATTATTTCCTTAGACTTGAAACAAAATTGAATAGGAAATTCAAAGTTATTGTCGTAGATTACCTAAACTTACTTAAACCTATAAAAGATCAAGCTGGTCTATATGAAAAGGTAAAGTGTATATGTGAGGAGTTAAGAGGAGTAGCAATGAGAAATGAATGGTGCGTTATATCAGCTACTCAAATTAGAAGAGATGATGTAGATAACTTCGATTTAGGAATGGATTCAGTTGCTGAATCGTTCGGGTTAGTACATACAGTAGATGCACTTTATGGATTAATGAGAAGTCCATTAGAAGGAAGAATGAAAATTAAAGTTATCGCAAATCGTGATAACGGATACGAAGAAAGTTATAAATTTTACGCTATGAATAAGGATCACTTTAGACTAGAAGAAGAATCTGGAATGAATAGCGAATATTACAGTGATGACGATAGTGGAGCAGGAATGGTTGATCAAGTAAGAGCAGAAATGAATCATGCTACTCAGCCACAAATGTCAGCATTAACTGATAATTCAGGTATTATGTCTAAGACTACTGCCGAAATGCCAGATGATGATTATGACGCACTATTTAGTCAGATTTAAAATAATCATTAACACATGACAAATGATGATAAAGAAAAACTAAGAAGACAGAAAATAAAGGATGATAAAATATTCAACAATGGATATAAGCAAGCCAATGGATATCGAGAAGATGACTATGAATATAGTCAATCTATTTCAGTAAATGCGAATTATGCAGATAATTATCTAAAGGATGTCTATGAATATGAGGAAACACTAGATTATAATATAGGGTTAACTAAGATATTTAAACTAATTGAAGGAAATAAAGAACTAAGAAGTTTATTACATAAACTGGACTCAAATACTAAACTTAAACTATCAAAAGAAGAGATCAATTGGTGTTTCTCTAAGATACTGAACATATTGGAAGTTAGTAAAGACGGGGATGGATCAACAGAATCATTTTATAATCCAATTTATGTATTAGAAGCACTATCTTCCATATTAAATGTTAACTCAAATGATCCAATAAAGGATTACAAAAAAATATTTGATTCTTTAGATGTTGAAATTCAAGTTGAGCTAGTAGAAGAACTGAATAAGAAATATAGTTTCCTAGAAGGAAAAATGAATAAACGAAAAATACATTAATGGATTTAAATAATATTAGAAATATTTACTTACTTGGAGATCTACACATTGGAGTTAAGAATAACTCCAATGAATGGTTCGATATCCAAAGGGAATTTTTAATTAAATGGTTCCTTGATAAGATAATCGAAGATGGATTCGATCCAGATAAAGATATTTTAATGCAGGCAGGTGACTGGAATCACGTTAGAGAATCAATGAATGTTAGAATATCAAACGCTTCTCATGAAATTTTTGAAATATTATCAAATACTTTCAAAAAGGGAATTCATATTATTCTAGGAAACCATGATGTTTATTATAAAGATAGAACCGACGTACATTCTTTAAAGGATGTAGATCGTATATTTGATAATATAAAAGTATACGAAACTCCAGAACTTCTAAACATCAACGGTAAGCATAAATTCTTAATGTTACCATGGGAGCATGATGTCGCTGAATTATCTAGAAAAGTAAAGCACTTTAATGGTATTGCGGATTATATATTATGTCACGCGGATATCAAAGAATTCCAACTTAATAAATGGACTAAATTAGAACATGGATTGGATAAGAGCGAATTATCTGGATTTAAAAAGATTTATTCTGGACATATTCATATTAGACAGGAGTCTGATAACATGAACTATATAGGGACACCATATCACTTAGATCGCGGAGATAACGGTAACACTAAAGGATTCTATAAACTAAACATGGAAGGTCCCGAGATAGTCGAGACGTTTATTGAGAATACATTCTCTCCTTGTTTTGTTAAATATAACGCAAATGATATCCTTAATAAAACGCTAGCTGACGTTAAATACCTATTCAATAATAACTATGTAGATATATTAATCGATAGTGAACTTGCTAAAGTTTTCCCAATAACTCAATTTGTTGATTTAATACAGGGAAGTGGTCATAGAAAAATAGAATTTTATCCATATTCATCTGAAACCGATGTTGATGGAGTAGTTATTCAAGATTCATATGACTATAACATATTCGACGTATTGAATGAATATCTAAAAGTAAGAGAAGTACCTTCACAATTATCTGCTAAAGTATCTTCTAAGTTTAAAGAGATACACGACACAATTAAGAACTCTAAAAATTACTACGAATAATGAAATTTGTAAAAATGAGATGGAAGAATCTATTGTCGTATGGCAATATGGTTCAAGAATACACCTTCAATACGGAGCCAACTTTGGTCCACGTTCAAGGAGAGAATGGCTCAGGTAAGAGTTCAATAAAAGAAGCATTAACCGTATCTGCATATGGAAAATCTGCTATTCGTAAGATGAAAGACATTCCAAACTGGAGAAATAAGAATTGTTATACGTATAATGAATTTGAAACTTCAAAAGGAGATCGAGTTGTTATTGAACGTGGAATAGATCCAAACTTTAGCTCAATTAAAATTAATGATGTTCCTTATAATCTTCCAGATAAGAGAAAGGTGGATGACTTTGTAGAATATGAATTACTTGGATTAAATTTTCCGATATTTTGCAACACTATTAGTCTATCATTTGACGATTTCAAATCATTTGTTAATTTAAGCGCTGCAGATAAAAGAAAGATAGTAGATCCAATGTTTGGAATAGATCTTCTAACTGATATGAAGACAAATATCAAAGATGATCTAAAGGAAAATAAAAAACAACTAGAAATATTAGACAGTGGGATCAATAAGAATAATATCTTACTAGAAAAATCGATTAATCAGCTTACTGAACTTAGAGAGAAACTGAACGAAGCAGTAGAAGATAGATCTAAAGAAATAAACGAAGAAATATCAATTAAGCAAGTAACATTAGGAGAAAGACAAGATAAATATACTGAAATCAAATCTAAAATTGATGGAATTAAGCTAAAAGCTACTGAATTCGGTCAAAGATCAGCTGATAGCAACGCTAAGATATCAGATTACAATAGAAAGCTTAAATTATTTGAAAATAATCAATGTCCCCACTGTTTAAGCGATCTTACAGGTGATAGTGCACTGCAAATAAAGAATTCTATCACTGAACAAAGACTCGCAGAAAATGAATTACTTGAAAAGATTGGCAGAAACCAAGAAAAGGTAAAAGAACTAATATTAGAGCTAACAAAAGATCAAGATGTAGAAAAAGATGCATTTTATGAAATAAATGCAAGTATTAAAAGTCTACAGGTAGAGATCCAGAATGCAGCCAACACTAAAAAACCAGATGGACAAGAGGAATCTATCAATAATATAATACGAGCAATCGAAGAGGACATTCAACAGTCTAAAACAGATTCAAAGGAATATTCTGATAATTTAGAGTTATTTGGAATGCTAGATGAGATATTGTCAGATAGAGGAATCAAAAGGGTGTTAATTGATAGAGTTATTCCACTACTTAATAATAGAATAACTGAAATATCAACTAGATTAGAGTTTAAATTTAACTTCGAATTCGATAATGAATTTAATCCAAACATTAGATATTTAGGAATGGATATATCTCCTGAAAGTTTATCAACTGGACAGAGAAAGAAAATGAACTTAATAGTTCTACTATCATTCATTGAATTAATCAAACTAAAACATAATAATATGAACGTAATGTTCCTTGATGAAATATTCAGTGGACTAGATAAAAGAAACGTTTATATGGCTATTGAAATACTTCGGGAATATGCAGATAAGTATAAAATGACGATCTTCGTCGTATCACACGAGTCACTGCCCGAGGAGTTCTTTGATCAGCGTATCGAAGTCACAATGCCTAATCACTTTTCAGAGATGAAAATCGTCTCTAATAGTAACAAAATTAAAGAACCAGTGATGTCAAGCAAGGTATAAAATAACAAACGTGTAGATATGAGAATTTATTCTGGAGATAGCTTTGCTGAAGTATATTCACAAAGCTTAAATGATTTATATTTAAATCCACAATTTGAAACTAAACCGAGAGGAATGAAGATTAAAGAGAATCTTCAAGTTTCACTTGAGATTAAAAATCCTCTACTTTCTATGTATGAAAATGAAAGACGAGGATCTCAAAATAAGTATGTAGCCGCAGAATTACTTTGGTATTTTCTTGGAAGAAATGATGTAGAATTCATCAGTAAATACGCAGCATTTTGGAAGCAGATTCAAAATGAAGATGGAACAGTTAATTCATCATATGGAAATCTATTATTTAAAAATAAAAATAGGTTTGGACATACACAATATGAATGGGCATTAGATTCACTAATTGCGGATAAGGATTCAAGACAGGCAATTATGCACTTTAATCTTCCGGAACATCAATACAGTACAAATAAGGATTTTGTATGTACTATGTATGGAATATTTCATATTAGAGATAATAAATTATTTCTAACAATCAATATGCGAAGTAATGATGCTATTCTCGGAACGGCGACTGATATTGCATTCTTTACCGTCCTTCAACAACAGGCATTAAGTCACTTACATAAATACTATCCAGATTTAGAAATGGGATCATATACTCATAGTGTTGATTCATATCATATATATGAGAGACATTTTGATCTTGTAAAAGATATGATTAGTAAAAAATGGACCCCTGTTGAATTTCCTAAATTAAATGAGAATTTAATAAGTCAAAACGGAAAACCATCTAGTGTGTTACATTTTCTTGAAGAATACTATAATGATCCGACACCAGTATCTTCTGATGCATTAATAAGTTGGATCCAAAATAATATGAGAGATGAAGTTTATATTTAATAACGCTATACCATGGGCAATAAGCCAAGGAATCTTATCCTTGATATGCACGATTGTTTATAATTACATACTAGTTGATTTATTTTCAGTTGAAATAAGCTATATACAATGGCTTGGAATTATAATCATATCTGCTTGTATATTACCGACGCCAAAGAAGGCAAAAACTAGTAATGAACCAGATGCGAAGTCTAGAATAGAGACATTCATATCATCAATGACAAAGAAAAAATGACAATTAAAGAACACAACAAACACTTATCGTACTTGAAGATGGCCAGCGAATGGTCAGTTAATTCATGTTGCAATCGTAAGAAAGTAGGAGCATTGATTGTAAAAGATCAAATGATTATATCAGATGGATATAATGGTACTCCAAGCGGATTCAACAATGATTGTGAGGATATGGATGGAAATACAAATTGGTATGTACTTCACGCAGAAGCTAATGCAATAACAAAGCTTGCTAAGAATCCATCTGGGACAGCAGAAGGATCTACCTTATATGTAACACTGTCACCGTGCACAGAGTGTTCTAAGTTGATCATTCAAACCGGTATTAAAAAACTATTCTACAAAGAAGAGTATAGAGATACAAAGGGTCTATTGATATTAAAAGAAGCAGGGATCCAAATACAACAATTAAATTACTAATATGGCTGAGGAATATGAAGAAATCGAAGAAATAAGAAAACTAAAGATAATTTTCATAAGAGAATTTAGAAGTTTCACAACGGTTCATTCCAAGAAAGGAAAAGAGGACTATATTTTAAATGTCAATAAGATTATAAAGGATAAATTTGATTCAAAATTTATTGTTCCAAATAAGGTACAATCATTCCTAATTAATTATGAGATTAAAAAGCTATTGGATAAGGCCATTCACATTAAAAATAAGAAATATAAGAATATTATATATCTGAATTCAAATCTATCAATTACACTAATTGATAATGCAATTCAGTTTATAAATGATGAGTATCACCCTATACAATTTGAATATAATTTAATTGAGCCTAAAGAGTTTGATAATGAAGGATTGGAAAGAATTAAACAGTTGGATATTACACAACTTTAATGAACTGATGAGTTCCTACCATTCGTATTTGAGATCCGTCTTCTGTCCACGTAACTACTTTTCCTCTACATCTTAAAGATACGCCATGTCCATCCTTATGTAAATATGTTACGTTGACATCAAATGGTATATCTCCATTTGATGAAAAATGTTCATTTAGACTGTCCTCGACTACTTTAATATGATCTGGATCAATTACTTTCTTCCAAGTATCTTCATTATTTTCAAGTTCTTCGTCTGCGTATCCTAATAGTGATTTCCACTTATTGCTGTAGTAAGCATATCCGGTTGTGAAATCAACATCCCAATATCCATCCATTGATAATTCAAGAACAAATGATAGAATTTCCATTTCTTCCTTTAGATTTGCCTCAACTCTACTTAAAGTATCAGTCATCTCTATTATCTTATTTAATTGACTCATTACTAGTGTCCAAATATTTGATCTTTGAATGCCATTATTAGCGTGAATATAACTTGAACTCCGATTACAATACCAATCATTCTTTGATAATGTCCCTTTTGTTTATATAATTCGTCCTTTGATTGTTGCATTTGAGTGATTGACCATACGTCAATAACACGAGATTTCCATTCACCTAATTCATGGATTTCTTTTTCCATAGAGTTGAATGCAGATATCTTATTGTTAAGCTCTATGAATTTAGAATCTAGATCTTTTTTCATATCATCTTGACCCTGATTTAATCGCTGGAGTTCTGCTAATACTAATCGGCCATATTCAGACCAACCATTTTTAGATATGTTTTCGTTTGCGTCTGCCATGATTAATTATTCTCGTAATTACATTCACAATCATCTTCACAATCACAATCTTTTTTAGATTCTTCATCGTTAATTACTGCAGATTCTAATACAAAACTTGAAAAGTCAGTATTACAAAATCCTTCGTTAGTTTTACAAGGTTTTCCAGCATTCCCAACATTAACCACAGGAATTCCCATTTCATCGTAAGAATCTGGATAATCATAAGGGTTCTTACCTTTATTATCTTGTTTATGAACTATATCTCCTCCCATAGCTTTGTATGTAGGATCATATACTTGATTTCCAAAAGCATCGTGACGTTTTACTGTTCTTTGATACTCTTCTAATTTACGATCTTTATTCACGTAGTTTCCTTTATCATCCTTTAATAATTTACCAGAACTAGGTCCACCAAATCCTGGCTTCTTCAAATCCATATAATCATCAAAATTATAAACGTCTCTTCTATGTACATCAAAAATTTCCATTATAACTTATAATTTTTTTATACTTCGATTTGACCAACTCTAGTCTCTCTAAATGTATCACAAACAAACTTAGCTTTTATTCTGTAAATATCGTTTGTTGTGTATGTTAAGTCAATTGGATTAAGCGGTTCTTCTAAGAACGCTGGTGAGAATTTAAACTCTCTAAAAATATCTCCTGCTTTATTAAAAATGAATACTGCGATTTCTCCAACATAATCCTTCTTTAATCCTTGTCTACCAGTAAGTGGATCGTAGATTAAATCTGCCCATCCTCTTAATGTGTTATAAACGTACATATTATTATCCTCGTTAAGGTTAACTTCAAATTCAATCTCCAAATGTGTTAATGTATCATTTGGAGTTGCCTCAGCATAAGCACGCTTAGCGAATTTGTAATTTTGTATCGTTTTTCCTGAAGTAAAGAACTCAGGTAGTCCCGTTATTGATAAAATTTGTTCTACTAATAGATCAACGTTATCTGTAATAGCAGCGGGTGGAGTGATAATAACTTCAAACTGATTTTGAAAAATCGGTTCATAATAATTTCTAGCAGCCCGTGCGTTATCCCAATGTGGTAATCCAGCCATTTTAATTAGATTATTTTAATTATTTATTTGATATAGCAATCAAGTTTTTCCGATTTTGATTTCTTTATGATTAAATATAGAACACTGGACTCCAAATACAACAAAAGTGAGAAATGTTTACCAGATCTCACCTTTATAATGTTTTAAAAATTACTTTTTCTTCTTCTCTTTACGTTCTTTACTATCTCTAGTTCTTTCGTAATTAGACCACATTGAATTATATATATCACATGATGCTCCTAAGAAGTTGATTATTCCGACGTATTTCTTTTTTTCAAGACCGTCCATGTTAGCAACTTTAATACCAATTTTCTTAGCATCGTTAGTTGTTAATTCTTCTTTTTCTTTTTTACCGACTAGTTTCTTTAAATCTCCCTTTTTCTCAAATAGAGTAAAGTCGTCGAAGCTTTCAAATGCTTTATCCACAGTGGTTAATTATTTTTCGTTAACGATGTTCTTCTTAGTAGTTTTAGCTAAATGTTCTTTAGTAAATTTACCAAGTGGAGCAGTTCCGTTACCCTTAACTTGATCTTCAGCTAATTCCTGGTCAATTTTCTTTTCACCAGCATCTTTGTTAGCGATATTAGCTTTTTTCGAGTATTTCCCTTCAGCGCCTTTAAAGGCTGACATAAAAGAATTGTAATTCATTACAGGATTTTTCTTCATGATATCCAGATTATTTTTTATTATTTATCTATAAAGTTGGGTAAAATTTTAGTAAAATATCTAAAATTGTAAATTATGAAATTATACGATGTACCTAGAGAATCTTACGTTAGGATCTCTCCTATTCAAAATGAAAAATCTGACGATACTAGATCAAAGGGAGAATCTGCCGAAGTTAATGTTCCAATTGCTCACGTGGATATGAAAGTAGGTCAGTTGATATTCTTTGATCATATTGATGGAATGTATTCATTCTGTCACCCGGTAGATGAAGAAACATTAGAATTAAGCTCAGTTGTACTGCATCCTGCCATATGGACTGAGGTCGAGATTGTTTCACTAGATGAAATGTTTACATTTGAAGAGATTAGAGAAAAAATTGGAAGATCAGGATACGGCAAAGATCAAAAGGGTGAATATAGAGAAGCTTCTCTTTCAAAAATGAATGATAACTGGGTAAACGCATCAATTAACTTCGTACCAGAAAACCATACACATAGAAAGTATTATATTCAGGAGATGAAATATCGTTCTGATAACAATATTGTAATTGAAGATCCAGAAGCATAAACTTTACTTATAAATGCGGTATAATAAGTAAAATAATCAATTACGATGCAAATTATAATACCAATCCACAGTTTTATTGATGTAATCACAAATAGTTCTACTTCAGTTTATGTAGGATGTCATGATAATTCAATAAAGTTCGCAAACGAACTAGTTGACGATTTACTAAAAGCAGCAAGCTCAGATAAATTAGCAGATGATGTATTTGAATTTAAAATTCAAGCGGATTTTGATTCTGAATGTGATAAAATTTATGGAAACCTTGAAGAATATTATTCAGAAGAAGAACTAGAAGGAAAAGACTACACTGTTAAGAATGCATTAGCAAAGGAGATATTCAATAAAATGATATCTGGAGAAATAGAACAGCTAAGTAACTGGGGACAAAACTATGATGATTATGATACTAGAACCCTTATCATAACATCTAAAACGGACGATCAATTTTCAATTGATCTAGGATCAAGAATTGAAAGTATCTTCTCAATTGAAGGAGGATATGATGGATAAAATAAATAATACAATGAAAAAAGCAACCGCAATTAATCTACATTCATTTGTAGATGTTATCACCAATAGTTCTACTGAATTATTCGTATGTGATACTAATAAGTCAATTGAAACAGTTGAATCTATCCTAAGAGAGAAACTAAAACAATTTGGCGCACTTAATGATAGAGAATACATTTACGAAGAATGTTTTCGTCCTGTTTATATCTATACTAAAGAAATGGCAGATAAGGCACAGTCTGATGGATACGCTTGGGGATATGAAAACTCAAGTAATGTAGGCAAAATCATTATTGAGAGTGCATGTGACAACACTATCCCGTATGATCTATGGGATCTAATCAACGATCTATTTGACGGAATAAATCATCACTTAGGATAATGAAAAGAGACACAATTATAATTAGCGTGCATTCATTTGTAGATGTAATCACAAATAGTTCTACTGAACTGTTCGTATGTGATACTGATAAGTCAGTAGAAACAGTTAGAGCAATGGTAGATGAAATGCAAAACCGATACCCTAATGAATATGGGCACAGACTTCATACTGATTCAATGAGCACCGACGATTGGAGGATTCAAGAATTAACAAACGTATATGCTGAGGAAGAAGATATTGTTAAATATTTAGAAATGAAAGGGTATAAAGTAACTAAACCATCTGAAACGCCAGTATCTAAATACATATCGATATCAGCTGAACGAGGAGGTTTAGATCCAAGAGTAAAAGAATTCATCGAATCTACATTTAATGTGATTCACTACGACACAGAAGCATGATAAAAACAAGAACGTTTCCAGAAAGTAATTACAAGTCAGTCTTTCATAATCATAAAACGATTAGAATGACACATCGATCTAATGAACCAATTACAGAACTTGAATGGCCAGAATTTTATGATGTTGCTATCAACACCAAGTGTTTAGCTAACTGTTCATTCTGTTATGTAAGTGCCCTTAAATCTGGGGTTAATTTTGATAACATTCACGATAAAATCCATAGTTTCTTTGGAACAATGACTGAAAATCAAAAGCCATATCAAGTAGCAATTGGAGGTGCTGGAGAACCAACTATGCATCCTGAATTTACAGAAGTTCTTAAAACGTTTCATAACTTAGGAATCGTTCCTAATTACACGACGAATGGAATGCATATTAACAGCAAGATTGTAGATGCTACTAAAGAATATTCTGGAGGAGTTGCCTTAAGTTGTCATCCTCATCTTACTAAGGTTTGGAAAAAAGCTGCTGATATGTATATTGACGCAGGAATCACAACTAATTTCCATTGCATTATATCAGACGAAGCAAGTATTGATACTTTCTTTGAGATATACAATGAATATAAAGGAAAAATCGATTATTTTGTATTGTTACCATACACCTTATTCGGTAGAGCAAAGGAAACTGAACTTAGGTTTGATGATCTATTCGCTAGACTCAAGGAAATGGATAATGTTAATGATATTGCATTCGGTGCAAACTTTCATCCCTATCTAATATCACACGATGTTAAATGGCTGGACATATCTTTATATGAGCCAGAAATTATGTCGAAGTATTTAGTCATGAATGATAAAATGGAAATGTTCAATAGTAGCTTTTCAAATGATGTAATTTCTACTCATCCAATAAAAGAACCAGTTATATAATGAAGGATATCAAGCTAGACCATGATCCACGGCCACAACAAGTAGAGATCTTAGATTTCGTAAAAGATTCTATAGACAAAGACAAAAAATTTATGATGATTGATGCTCCTACTGGAGTCGGAAAATCATATGCCGCGGTTATGATAGCCGATTGGTATTCAAAGGAAGTTAATCGAGATGCAAAGTTCGACATAATCACTAATACTAAATTATTACAAGACCAATATACTCGAGATTTCGATTTCATGGCATCCCTAAAGGGAAGCAATAGTTATTGGTGTAAGACTAATTTAATGCCATGTGGGGAATCTAAGATGCTCAATAAGGTTAAAGGAAAGAAATGTGGATCATGTTCTCATACAATAGCGTCATCTCAATTCCAACGTGAAAGAATTGGACTAACAAATTATCACTTACTTACAGCATATGCAATGTATGCTCCTGATAAATTGGCAGATCGTGGAGCTAATGTATTAATCATTGATGAGGCTCACTCATTTGAAGAAGCATTCTGTGATTTCGTATCGTCTACGTTCTCAGAACGAAGTTTGGAGAAATTAGGAATATGGGAACCATGGATGGCCGCTGATTTTGATGGCATTACAAACCTTACTCAACTTTCAGAATACGTATCAAAACTTATAATCCCAAAATTAGTAAGTCAAATCACTGAACTAGTAGAAGACGCAAAGGAAACTAGATCTAAGAAGAAACGAGCAGAGTTAGTAAATAAAGCTGATCACTGTGATAAATCTATGTGCAAATATAATAGATTCATCAATGATAAAGCAAATTACGAATCAAACTGGGTATTTGAAAAAGATTTAGATCAGAACGGAAAAGCTAGAATATTAGTTGAACCAATTTGGGGAAATGCATACATGAAAGAAATGTTCTTCAACAAATATGATCACGTCATCATGATGTCTGGAACAATATTGGAACCTTCAATGATGGCATTTCTAATGGGATTAGATGACGATGAATATTCTTATTTAGAATTACCATGTCCATTTAAACCTGAGAATAGACCAATTATCTATGTGAAATTCGGAAAGATGTCATATTATGATAAGCAAGAAACATTTAGAACCGCAATTCCTGTTATGAAGAAGATTCTTGAAAAGAATAAAAACAATAAAGGAATAATCCATACTGGTAATTATCAATTCAGTGATTGGATTAGGAGAAATATCAAGGATGATAGATTATTAATACATGATTCATCGACTAGAGAGAATACTCTAGAACATCACATTAAATCTGAATTTGAGACTGTTTTAGTTTCCCCTTCAATGATGAATGGAATAGATTTAAAAGATGATCTATCTAGGTTCCAAATTATATTAAAGGTGCCATTCCCAAATCTTCAAAGTAGTAAAACTAAGAGAAGACTAGAGACTAAGCCTGATTGGTATAACTGGAAGACACTGATAGAAATCATGCAAGCATACGGAAGATCCATTAGGAATGAAGACGATTGGGCCGAAACATACGTATTAGATGCATGTTTTGATCAAGTATTGCAAAAAAGAGTTCCTCAATATTTCAGAGACGCTCTTATAATAAAGCACTTAAAAAAGAAGTAATATGGAAAATGAATTACGAGAGAGAATCTCTAACTTTAACACTGAGCGAGAAGATTTACAAAATGATGTAGAAGCCTTTTGTTCTGATGTATCTGTTGATTTAGATACCCGATGGAAATTATTTGTAGAATCAGGACTTGGAAAAATCGATGATTATATTATGAGCATTGAACAGTTTGGATTCGAATATGAAGATGTTCTATATGAGGTTAGAAAATATCAACATATTGATCTGACCGATATGGTAGATCGAATATCAGATTGGATTGAAAGGTATGGATCTATGTCAGAAGAACAGTTACCTGACTCTCAGAAAAACAAGTTTGGAAAATTCTCAAATGAAGTCCTAGTAAGCTTTAAAGAGTTCATATTAGACAACTTTACTAAGGAATGTGTAATGGACTGGTAAAACTTGAAGTAAAAAATAGTGTATAATTAATATGGCTAAAACTAAAATAGAACAACAGTATCAGAAATTGACAGATAGGGAACATGTTCTCCATCGACCATATATGTATGTTGGTTCAACAGAACCTCATACCGGAGATCATCATTTATTTGATGGTGATGAAATAGAATACAAGAAAGTAACTTACAATCCTGCGTTCCTTAAAATATTCGATGAGATTCTATCTAACTCAGTTGATGAACATCGAAAGACCAAAAGCCTAAATGAAATCCGAGTTACATTTAATTTAGACGGAGGAGAAATTACAGTATGGGACAACGGTGGAATACCCGTTAAAAAGCATGCAATTCATAAGGAGTGGATTCCAGAAATGATTTTCGCAAATCTAAAAGCTGGAAGTAGCTTCGATGATAGTAAAGATCGAGACACCGCTGGAACAAATGGAGTTGGTGCAACTTTAACAAATATATTCAGTAAAAGATTTGTAGTTAAAACATGTGATGGTACTGATAAGTACGAACAAACGTTTACTAACAACATGAGTAGTCGATCTAAAGCAAAAATAAGTAAAGCATCGCGCGGATTCACTGAAATATCATACATCACAGATCTTGAAAGATTCCAAATGAAAGTAATCGATTGGGATAGTTATAAGATTCTATATAAGAGATGTTTAGACGCAGCGGCATGTAATCCTAGACTCAAAATCAAAGTTACCACAATAAAGGATGGTAAAACTACTGATAGCGAAATCAAATTTAGAAAATTTGAAGACTATATTAAATTATATGTCGGTGAGAATGAGTATTTCTACGAAGAATCAAAGGATTGGAGAATAGGATTTGCTAAATCCCAAGATGGATTTACAAATGTCAGTTTTGTAAATTCAGTTCACACTAAAGAGGGTGGAATTCATGTCGATTATATTACAAATCAATTAATATTTCATTTACGTGAGATGATTAAAAAGAAACATAAAGTTGATGTTAAGCCTAATGATATTCGTAATCATCTATATGTATTCATAGATTGTATGGTAGTTAATCCTGCATTTAGTTCTCAAACTAAAGAGAAGCTAATCACTGAACAAAGAAAATTCAAAACTTCACATGAAGTAACTGAGAGAATTGCAAAGCTGATATTTAAATCTGAAATAATACAATCTGTACTTGATTGGGTTGAGAAGAAATCTTTGGCTGATGAACGTGCTGAACTTAGAAAGTTAAATAAGTCACTTGATCGTGGAAGAGTTGAAAAACTAATTGATGCTCAAAAGAAAGGTGATAGATCTAAATGTATTCTTGGAATATATGAGGGAATGTCAGCATTATCTGCCGTGCGTAAATTTAGAAATACACAAGACATGGGAGCATTCCCATTGAAAGGTAAATTTATGAATGTTCATGAACTTCCTAATTCAAAGGTAATTCAAAACGAAGAAGCTAAGGGATTAATGGGATCTATTGGATTAAAATTAGGAGAAGAGCCTAAGGATTTACGATATGGTAAAGTATACATATACACCGATGCGGATCCCGATGGAAACTCTATTGCTGCACAACTTATGAACTTCTTTGCTAAATATTGGCCAGAATTATTTGAAATGGGTATCATTTACAAAGTAATGACTCCACTTGTTGTAGTAAAGAAAGGAAAACAATCCATTAATTTTTATAATTCCGGAGATTTTGATAAATGGTTAAATTCTGCGGATAGGATAGGATGGGATATTGAATATAAAAAAGGATTAGCTGCATTGTCTGATTTTGAATATGAAGAAATAATTAAGAATCCAAAAACTGTCCAGATTAAATTCGACAAAAATTCTAAAGATTCACTAGAGGCATGGTTCGGAAAAGACTCTCAGCCTAGAAAGGATAGGCTTTTATAAAAATAACTCGCTACTCTTATAAATAACTAAAAGTAGCAAGGTCCTTATGGCAAGTGGTAGAAGATTAACAACGGAAGAAATAGTGATGCGATTTAAAGAAATACACGGAAACAGATATAATTATGATAATATTGAATATTTAACATTACATTCAAAGATATCTATTATATGCGATAGACATGGTGAATTTAAACAGACTCCTAAGAATCATTTAAGGGGACAAAACTGTAGAAAATGTTATTTAGAAGATACTAATGGCAACTATATGAAAGATCCAAAATGGAGAAAACATGCTTCTAATAATATGAAAAAGAATCTGCCTATTATTCGACAGGGGATGATTGACAAATATGGAGAAGATAATCCATCTAAGGTTACGGAATTAAACGATAAACGACGTCAGTATCTCATATTAACATATGGAGTTGAAAATCCGTATCAATTAAACGTAGAAACTAGAACTGCTAAAACTAAGAATACTAATATTGAGAATGGAAATTGGATATCGGATGAAAATCGTAAACCTTTTGATTTGTATAAAAAGAAAGTATGGAGAGAAACTAACAAATCTATACTTAAATACAACGCTAGCTGGCTATTAGAAGGAAGATCTAGAACTGGAAACCACTTAGATCATATATATTCAATCTATGAAGGATTTAAAAATAATATCAAACCTAATATAATAGGTCATTTATTAAATCTTCAGATATTAGATTCAAAAATTAATATAAGTAAGGGTATTGATTCGTGGATAACAATAGAGGAATTAAACGAAAAGATTCACAACCTAGAAAAGAAAGATTACTATCATGAAAGTAAAAATAGGAAATAAGATACATGATGCGGAGAACGAGCCTATCGTCATCATATTAAACCAATCGGATAAGGATAATATTTCAAATATGCATCCTGATAAATCTAAGTACATTTGTTTTCCAAATGGAATGGACGCAGATGATATTCGAAAATTTATAGACGAACCAGTATCTACTAAAAGTAGCGGAGACTTTAGAGATGATAGTAATATGGAAAGCCAAAATGAATATTACGGTAAATGAAGATAATAATAGCAGGTGGTAGAGAATTCAATGATCTAAATTTAATGACTAAGAAGATGGACTTATTTTTATCTAAATCTACTCATATGGATATTGAAATAGTAAGTGGTAAGGCAAATGGAGCAGATTCATTAGGCGAGGAATATGCAAAACTCAGAAAATACAAAATTGCAGAATTCCCTGCAGACTGGGATAAATTTGGAAAAGGAGCAGGCTTTAAAAGAAATACAGAAATGGCAGAATATGCCGACGCATTAATTGCATTCTGGGATGGTAATTCTAGGGGAACAATGCACATGATTAATATAGCAAAAAAGAAAGGCTTACAAGTGAAGGTAGTAGGATATACACCAGTTACATCACCAAGTAGAGACCATATAAAAGGAATATGACGCACGACGCACAAACAAAGGGACTATTCAAAGAACTTAATCCATTATTCATGGGGATAAGATCACTAGACCTGTCTTTACAGCGTGCAACTGCAGAACTTACCAAAGAAGAGTTAGTAAGATATAGTCGGGAGATTGAAGATATCAGATCAATTATATCCAATTCAACTAAAATGGATCACTTAGGACATTGTAAAAATATAATAAGTGACTTATTACTACATACACTAGCTGACAGAAGAAACATGAAAAATATTATATTCTCATTATGAATACACAATCGACAATAACAGAGTACTTAGATAACGATTACCACGAATATGCAACGTATGTAATTGAAAATAGAGCTATTCCGTCTGTAATAGATGGATTAAAGCCAACACAGCGTAAAGTTGTTTTCATCGCCAATAAGGTCTGGAAGAACGGAAACGAGAAATCATATAAGGTATTCCAGCTTACTGGGCGTATCGCGGCAGATGCACATTATCACCATGGTGATTCATCTCTAAATTCAGCAATCATTGGAATGGCACAGAAGTTTAAGAACTCAATGCCGTTACTTCAAGAGATTGGACAGTTTGGATCTCTAAGGTCTCCAGACGCCGGTGCACCTAGGTACGTGTCTACTAAACTCCATGAGAATTTCAGATTAATCTATAAGGACTTTGAATTGCTATCACCTAGATATGAAGAAGGGTCCCAGATAGAACCTGAATACTTCCTTCCAATAATTCCTACAGTTTTATTGAACGGATCATCAGGAATTGCCGTAGGATTCGCTACTAATATTCTAAACAGGAATCCAATTGAATTAATTGATTGTTGCCTTAAAGAATTAAGTGGAAAGAAATTTAAAGATCCAACTCCATGGATAAATGGATTTACGGGTGATGTTGTTCCAAATCCAGACGGAGATAATTCATGGATATTTAAAGGAAAGTTCGACGTTAAGAATACTACAACAGTAGATATTACAGAGCTTCCTCCTTCTATTACATATGAGAAATTTGATGCTTACTTAAATAAATTAGAGGACGAAAAAAGAATCACAAGCTACGATAACAATTGTAAATCTGATATCAACTATACTCTGAAGATGAGTAGATCTCAATTAACAGCATTAGGTGCAGGTGATAGACTTATCAGATTCCTTAAAATGGAGGAAAGGCAAACTGAGAACCTCACTGTTCTTGATGAACATGGAAAACTTAAAATATTTAATTCAGCAACTGAGATCATACAATATTTTGTAGCATTCAGAATGAAATTCTATATTAAGAGAAAAGCATATATAATCCAGAGTCTAAAAAGACAATTGGTTAGAATATCAAATAAAGCGGCATTCATCAAGGCTATTATTGATGGAAAGTTGAAAGTAAATAATGTTCCTCAGAAACAAATCATATCATGGTTGGAAACCAATAAATTTGACGAAGTTGATGGATCATACTCATATCTATTATCAATGGCAATTCATAATCTTACCAAAGAAAAGTATCAAGAATTGCTTTTACAAGAAGCTGAGAAAAAGAAAGAATTAGCAGCAATGCAAACGCTTGAACCTGCTGATATGTATGTAGATGATTTAAATGATCTTAAAAAAGGATTGAAGAAAGAGTATAATTCTTAAAATACCTAATTTTCATACTATGGGAATATTTGGAAGTCGAACATTAAAGGTAATTAATAAGCCAATCAAAGAAAGAACAATTCCTGAGCTTATACAATCAGTTGCTCACGTTAATCCAATGAATAGTGAAGGTATAATACAGGATTGGAAAGCTCTTGGAGTTGCCCGTAAATTTCCAAAAATGTCAAGGGGCTTATTGTTTAATGGTGATACATATTGGATGAATCCTAATCAACAAGAATGTTTTGATTCAGCACATTTAACTCACTTGGATTTTATAGACTGGGCAAATGGAACCGGTCGAGTTGTTCGTGGAAAGACACAAGAACAAAAGGATAAATTCATGAGAGTAGCAATCTCATACCAGAAACAAGACTATTCCGCATCAATATATCTAGCGCACCTATGGATGATAGATTCAGAAACAAAAGTTAAGTGGGCTCCTAAATATCGTAGAAATCAATACTCCAACCCAATTAATTTAAGTAGCAGAAAAGAATCAATTGGTGTAATAAAAGAATTATTCAGCCAACTTGTTCAACCGCTACTTAATGATATCAGAGATTCATATGACTTGAATGGAAGACATCATCCTGAACTAGATCACTGTGATGTTTTTCGTAATGTTAGTCAGCGTCATAGAGAATATATGAACGGAGTATGTCGAGTGTTGGCGATAGGTGGACATGGATATTATGATGCATGTAATACTCCATGTGATCTTGAAAATTTATCATGGTCAAAGGATTTAGTATTCGCAAAAGCATACTCAATATTCCTAGAAGAAATAGATCCAGGAATTATTGAATGCATGAATTGGGTAAGAAAAAATAGATACACAGATTTTGATAAAGAAGATGAACGTTAAACCAATATTCGTAATACGACTAAATAAAAACACTGAGATGGAAGCAAGGGCACAGATCTTTGCTGTCATAGAACGTGAAATGCCAGAACTATTTGAACAGTATCATGTTCTGTTTGCATCAGGTGAGAGTAAACACATAGAGTTTGAATGTTATAATATTGAAGATATACCAGAGGACATAAGAAAGAAAACTAATGGGCTGATTCTTGATATAATAACCAAGAAACGATTCTAAATTATGCAAGCAACTCACGAATATCACAAGCTATTACAACGTATCCTTGATGAAGGAACAGTAAAAGAAAACAGAACTGGAATCGACACGGTTTCAATATTCAACCATACATTAGAACTCGACATGAATCAGGGATTTCCCATGATTACTACAAAGAAGATGTATACTAAAGGAATTATTGGAGAATTGTTATGGTTCCTAACTGGATCCACTGACATTAGAGATCTATGGGCTCGTGATATTAAAGTGTGGGATGGTAATTGGTACGACAAGTATGCTAAATCATGTTCTAGTCCATATTCTCTAGAAGAGATGAAAGCTAAAGTTGATGATACTTCAATGGATCCTAAAGTATGGGACATGGGACCAGTATATGGAAAGCAGTGGGTCAATTGGGAAACTATTGATAGATCAGAAATAAAACTCCACACTGATAGTATCAATCAAATTTCTCAATTAATGGATAAGTTGAAGAATAGTCCAGACGATAGACGAATGATGGTATCAGCATGGAACATTGCAGATATTCCTGGTATGTGTCTTCCTCCTTGTCACTGGGCATTTGAAGTCTATACTGATGAATTAACTCACGCTGAACGAAACGAAATATACACCGCTAATTTTGGAGAAACTGTAGAAGATACTGATGCTAAATGGGAGATTAATAATAGCGATACATATTCAGATGATATGGATAAAGCTGGAATTCCTAAACGAAGAATATCTTTAAAATGGCACCAAAGATCTGTAGATACTTTCCTAGGATTACCTTTTAATATAGCATCTTACGCATTCCTATTACACATGCTTGCGGATCAATCAAACATGATCCCTGGTAAACTTATTGGAGATCTTACTAATGTACATATATACGAGAATCATATTGACCTGGCTAAAGAGCAATTAACTCGTGATGCATTTAAATATAAAGCCCCTACTTTAAAATTAAACGGACATAGAAATGTGGACGAGTCCGAATGTTCGATATCTGCAACATATGTCAAAAAGAATATCTTCGAATATAAATTAGAAGATTTCACAATTGAAGGATATGAATCTTATCCTAATTGGAAAAACGTACGTATGGCAGTTTAATGAATAGAAAGAGAATATGCCTTATTTAAAAATAAAAGGTGATATAAGCAAAGTGTATCAATCGCTATAATTTCTGCAATCATCATACTAAACGGTAACGCTAATAGAGATACTAAGTATATCGATATGCACCATCTAAAATGATTCGTTTTAACCAATGGGTACACGTTAATAATAAAGAATAGTACTGCTAGTATATTATGCATTCCTGGAAATAACGTTAACGAGAATGACGTCAACATTAATAGCATCAATGCTGACATTCTCCATTTTGGTAGAGAATATAAATAATACGCAGTAGCTGCATTTGCTATAATAAATAGAGGTTGTAATTCAGTATTCCAATAGCTAGATAGCGAAGGAAGATATCCATGGGATATTAAACATATAAACGGAAAAATAGCGGCTAATATAATAACCACTATTCTAAGAAGATATTGATATTTTTCTATCGTTATATGCTTCATGATATACGTACTTTTAATTATTTATCCTGGAAATACTCTATATCCCAAAGTTTACACATAAAAAAAGGAAGACCGTAGTCTTCCTTTCTTATATTCTAGTTAATCTATCGATTAAAGAGTGTTTGAAGGTGCAACTCCTCCAGTTAACACTGCCATATCTCCACTAACTTCCATGTTGATATATTGTGTTTCTGGGTGCCATCCTGCTTCCGTAATCGCGTAACGAGATTTCATTCCGATTTTTGGAGAGAATGTTCCTTCGGCTATAGTCTGTAGAGACTCAGCCATGATGTAAGGCATGAATTTAACTCCCGGCTCTTCATCAGCTCCTTTTCTACCAATTACAATTCTAGTATCTCCGAACGATAAGTTAGGATCAACGTATACTTGTACTCCGTATACTTTTCCAGCTGGGTAAAGGTTTCCAGCAACTCCACTCATATCCGTAGGTACTTGTGCAATTGAGTAACCAGCTACATCAGCTAAAGCAGAAGCAACTCTACCATTTGTTACCATGAACGTACCAGCTCCGAATCTACCTCTGTGGTAAATTAAGTTAGATAATTCAAGAATTTTTGTAACTAATCTTCTTTGAAGAGTAGAAACATTTTCGAACCCACCAGTACCTGCAAGCAAGTCTAAAGAAGTGATTCCAGTTCCCTCTACAGCATTAACCTCAACGTTGTGAGCATCTGCCATTTGGAATACTCTATCAACTAATCTTTTGTTGATAGACTGAGCTAAGTCATTCACTGCAACGTTCTCTAACATAGAGATTACGTCATAGTTCCAAACTCTGTTCAAATCTTGGATTTGCTCTACAGATGCAGAGATCGCAACTTGATCAGTTTCAGCTTCGATGAATTTTGTGAACATTCTAAGACCCATTTGACGGAATCTTGATTGCTCTCCTTGCTCTCTTTTCATTGAACCCGGCACAGATCCGTTAGCTCCTAAGTAAGGACCAGAGAATGGTGTAGTAGCATAATCATCATCACTTACCGAAGTAAATCCAGAAATGTGGTTTTCTAAAGCAGATACTAATTGTACTGCTCCTGCAGCGATTGTAGGCGGTACAGTAACTGCTGCTCCGATAGTATTAATTGTGTTTCCTTCTAAATCTCCTGCTACAGATACTTCATCAGAATCAGTTCTTACTTTAACGATCAAATGTCCATCAACTCTTGAGAATCCAACGAAGTCATAAGTTCTAGCAGAAACTCCTGATATAGTAAGTGCAGTTCCTGGTACTAATGTACCTCCAGCTAAATTAGCTGCAGTAACTCCTTGTAACTTCACCATGTATGGTTCGAAAGAAGTATCTTCTGTTCTACCACCTGTGTAAAGGTAATCAAGGTAAGGTAAGAATCCTACTGGAGAATCCATAGGAACAACAGGTACTAAATCGAAACCGATCGTTTTTGCTGCTACTTGAATTGCTACAGGAAGTAATGAAGGGAATTTATCACCAGATCCTGAATCTCCGTAAGAGTTTTTTGCTCCACCTGCGGTGAAGGGTGTTTGACCTGGTGTTGGTGCAAACGCTGCTCCCATTCCTGGTAAAGCTCCTGGAGTTTGAAGGAATTGACCTGGTCCAGCTTGCTCAAACAACGGTGCACTATTATCAAATATTGCGTGGTTGTGAGCATATTCTGCTAACCATGGTGTCTTACTCATATCAGCTCCATGAGACTCCAAGATAGGTGCCCATGTGTTGTTTAGACTTGCGTCATTCGTACGTCTAAAAATTTTAGTCTTAGCCATTTTAAATATGGTTTTTTTAGTTGTTAGCTCGTCTTTGCATATTAGCTAGGTAATTTGAGGAATATCCTCTACTTGACTCAACTACCCTTTCAACGGATATCATACCTTCTGTACTTTGGCTTTCGTTAAGTTTTTGTATACTTTTAATATTTTGTGCTTCAATCGCAACTCTTTCGTTAATTCCTCTAAAGTCTTGCTCATCGAAAAATGATTTAACTTGATAAGGAGTATTTAAGTTATATAATTGAGATTTAGCGAAAATTCTGTTCTTTTCTGATTCATTCATTTTTCCCCAGATCGGTTTCATTGTATCTGGCATGAATTTCTCAAGAATGTGTAAATCTTTAGTTGATTCATTAACTACTGCTTCCATAATTCCTAGAACATCTGATTCACTGAACCAAATTGTAGCTCCTAACGCTTCAACAATTGCTTGTTTCTTGCTAGAATCTAGTTTGTAAAAACCTGCTCTATTAGATTCAGATAAAACCTTTAAGAAAGGATGTCTGCTTTCTAATACGGACTTAGCTGATGTCGAAATAACTTCTGCAATAACTGCATCTACGCTAGATACTAAGTTATCAATAGATTTAGATTCTGTTAATCTTTCTACGTTATCTAATAGACTTCTCTTAGCTGGAGCAGATAATCCTGAATTCATTTGTTCTGCAACATATTCAGTATAACCAATTCCTTGAGTAGTTTTTTCTGCTACGTATTGAGCATATTGTCTGTTTTCATTAATTGATTTAGAAAGATATTCTGAGAATTGAATACCGTTGTTAGCTCCTTCAGCTACATATTCAGTGTATTGAATGCCTTTATCTAATTCTTCTGCTAAATAGTTTTGGTAAGTAATAGAACCGTTTAAGCTCTCTTTAATATATTCAGCGTAATTAATTGTTTGATTTAATTTCTCTGTGATATAGTCATTGTGCTTGATCGAAGTATTTAACTTTTCTCCAACATAACTAGTATATTCTATAGCGTGATTAGTAGTCTCTGCTACGTGCTCTGTATAAGCTACGTTCTTATTAACCATTTCAGAAAGATAATCTGAATAATTAATAACTCCTTCTAGGTGCTCTGCTAAATAAGAAACAAAATTATATAAGCTAGAAAGATTATGTCCCTCATTGTTTCCAGCAGACTCCAATAGGGCCTTATGATTTTTTATTTCTGTTTTCAAAGTATCAAAGTTTTCTTTAACAACTTCAGAGTACCTGTTCATGCTCTCTTTGGTTACAAAATCTTTATTTTCGGCCATTGTTTTAATATTTTTTTCAGGTTGTATAGAGCTCTCAAACATAGATTCTATAGGATTATTTATTTTATATATTTTAATATTATCACTAAAGTTTAAACTTTCTGAAATATTAACTAAATGTTGCTTTTCTACAAATGAATCTTCTTTTAAATGACTATAACTTTCTGTAATCATTTGGAAGTCGCTTTTTAGAGACTCGTTTAAAGTTTTTCTTAAGATTGCTTCGGTAAAACCAGGCTCTCCTACTAAATCGTAAGTAAAGATTTTGTGAAGTTTAACTTTGCTAGATTCTAGAACCTGTCCTGCTGCTCTAGATGAAATTGATAAATTAACTCCTCCATCTAATAAAGCTCTTGCGATCTTTCCATTTGGAGTGTTATTTAAAATTCTTAATTTGATGTTTACTTTATCAGCGCCGTCATATTCTAACGCTTCGATAATGTGTGATGCACTTTTAAGTGTTACATCGAAATGTGGAGGGTGATCTAAATCTCCAACCAATTGACCTTTGTCGATCTTATCTTGTAGGTAGCTTAAGTGAGGAAGATACTCTTCTTTTTCGTAAACCCTATTGTTGTTATTCTTAGCACCGAATACAGCACAAACACCTTCTAAGATATAATCATTAGATGCCTTCTTCATTTTTAAGTCTTTACCAACGTTTTCTACTATTAGTACAAATTCGTCTAAAGAGTTATTATTCGATAAGTCCATTATTCGTCTGCAATTTTTTATTATTTATATTAGACGTAATAAAAAAAAATTAAAGTTTTTCCTCTATTCTTGTATAAAAGACTCTTTTATCGAATTTAATGTAGATTTATTGATCTTAGTTAGATCGGGCGGTATGATATTAAACTTAATGATGTAATTTCCGATGTTTCCAGATTTACCCTTTATTCCTTTATCTTTAATATTAAATTTCAAATCATTAAGTTTTTTAGGCGATGATATTTCTGCATCGTATGACTTATCTAATATCGTAGAGATTCTTACTTTCTCTCCACTGAATAGTGCTTTATATAACGGGATGTCTATGTATTGAATAATATTACCATCTTCTACTGATACTTCATCAGGCATAATTACCATAACTTCAAGTATAAAGTCTCCGTTTAATAATACATTCTCCATGTCTCCCCATAGATTAGGACGACGATGTACGTCCTCGCTTCCTAGTTTTTCAAGTTTAATATTGATGATATAATTATCTCCAGATTGAGTGATCGGTAGGAATTTCTTTCTTAAATCTAAATGGATATTTAAAATCTTTTCTCCTTTATTTTTAAGGAATCTTCCATCTACTGACCATCTATCATATCTAACTTCTACTTCAGTTCCAAGTATAAGATCCTTTAAATTTACCTCTATTGTTTTATTAACATTTAGGTACCCTGTGTCTGGTAGATTAGGAGTAGTTCTTCCGAATCCTCCACGTGAAGATCCTCTTCCAAAGCCGGAATCCTTTTTACTGAAATCATTTACCCAGTCGTCAAATGACGTTCCCTTACCCCCATTTCCACTACTAGGATTTCTAGATAAATCATATGCCTTTCGTTTCGTTTCGTCTCCTAGTGTCTCGTATGCGTTTGCTACTTCCTTGAATTTTTCCTCGGAACCATGTGTTAAGTTAACATCAGGATGATACTGTTTAGATAATTTACGGAACGCCTTCTTTATCTCGTCTGATGTAGAGGTCTTATCAACTCCCAATATTTTATAATAATCTGTCAAAATAGTTAAACTATAGTTATTTAATATTGTATATAATAGTATAACTAAGGTTTTGAATAATTAAATATATGTTGCCAAAGAAATTTATAGACTTTCACAATATTCACGAAGGCGAAAAAATAGTCGTCTGTGGATGTGGAATATCACTAATTGATTTTGAGCCATATTATATGGATTTCATTACTATTGGAGTAAATGATGTACCGGCATTATTTCCTCCGACCTACAATTTAGTAACTGATCATCCTAATCGATTTAATGATAAAAGAAAGAAAGCAATAAATGAAACAGATTATAAATATCTGCTTACATGTGTTGGAGGATGGAGACATCCAAGACTAGTTCATTTTGATTTAGGAGCAAAGGGAGCAGCTCATCTAGATGTTCCAGATAAAGTTGACCATTTTTTAAACTCACCATATACTGCAATTAATGTAGCATATAAATTAGGTGCAAAGAAAATAGGAATAATCGGAGTAGATTTTACGGATGGACATTTCTATGCTCAAAGGGATGGTCAGCATTCATTAGCTAGAATGAGGTATCTTCCAGATTTATTATGGGGATATAATCACATTAAAGAAGAACTGGCAAAGAGAGGAGTTGAATTATACAACTTAAGTAAACAAAGTAAAATAGATGTTATTCCATATATGAGCATCGAAGAATTTAAAGAATTATGATAATAGCAATACCTGCACGAAAGGGATCAAAGGGTCTTCCATTTAAGAATAGAAAGTTATTTCAGCATACTGCTGATATTATTCCAGTAGAAATGGCAAATTTAGTATATGTTATAACCGATGATATGGAAATAGCTACATTGGCTGAGACATATAACTTTAATGTTGTAATTCGCCCTGATGAAATATCAACTGATACCACATCAACTAAAGAAGTCATGGAATATTTAGTATCTCAACTTGGACCAAATCGATATGCTGACACATGTATGTTGTACCTAACATATCCTGAACGAACATGGAAAGACGTTACTAATGCGTGGAAATTTATGTTTGATAATAATGCAGATTCAGTACTTTGTAAAAAAGAATTAGAAACATCTCCATTTCTAATGTTGAAGGAAGATGATGATAATAAAGGATCACAGCTATTCTATCATAATCTATATAGACGTCAAGATTACCCAACGTGTTTTGAAATCAGTCACTTTATTGCGATATTCAGACCTTCTGTATTAAATAAATTAAATGACAACTTATATAATAAGGACACGATGTTCATGGAGATAAAAAATAATGTAATTGATGTTGATACTCAACATGACTTAGATAAACTAAATGGATAATCAAACCTATATAAATAATATTTGCTTAATAAGTGAATGTAATAATAAATCATTTCATCAACTTAAAGTGATGCTTACTACATTTTTCCATCATAACACTTGGTTCGATGGAAAAATAATAATATTAGTACTAGAATCTGAACCATTAGATGATTCTAATGTTAATATTCTTAAATTAATATATCAAGATGTTGAAGTTATTATAATACCGGATGAATTTGTATATGAATTAAAACGCAAGGTTGATATTAGAAACGGATATGTAACGATTCAGGACTACTTTAAAATATTTGCGTTTAAGATTAAATCAATGGGTAATATTTACATTTCCAAGAATGTAGTATTTAATAATAATAGTATTCATACGATCCTAAATGGTGATACTGTATCAGTTGCATCAACATCTGATAGATTCCCAAATATTGGATCAAATATCGATGCAAATTTAATGTTTATTCCGGAATCATATATATGTGATGATAATTTTAATTGTATATACTCAAAATTAGTAGGATCAGTCCTAGACGGAACATTTGAATACATTGAGACATTCGCAATTGAGGTAGGAATTGAATTTAATATATTGTCCTCTTCTACTTTAGTAAACGCATCAATATTTCCTAATAATAAGTACTCTAACCTAGTAAGATATTCTAATGCAATTAGTGCAATACTTGTTGAAATATCAGTACTTTCGAGTAGTAATTATACTAGAATACAAACATACTGGAATCATTTATTACATAAATCACAAAGCGTATTAAATAATCCGAGGCATATCGCGATTAAAACACTATATGCTAAATCAATTAATATAAATGCTAGAAAATTAAACGGTAGAAGTATAAAACACATTAATAATATAGTAGTTAATTCCACCTTGGATCTAAAAAATATAAAAATTGGGTTATGTACGGTATGTAATGATAGTTTTATAGATGGTGCATGTGTGATGATATCATCATTTGTAAAAAACAACAAATGGTACAATGGGGATATAATAGTCTTATATAATTCTAAACACTCAGATCTCTCTATTGGCAACATGGATAGATTATCTAAGTTATACGACAAAATTATATTTAAAAATATAGACGAAAGAGACTACGAAGGAGTATTTAATAGATTTATTAAAATGTACAAAGGAACGAAGCGTGAACGTTTCCTACCGTCATTTTTTACATATGATGCATTCGAACTTTCTAAAAAATACAATAAACTTCTTTTCTTGGATGCCGACATGGTTATATTATCTGATGTTTCAGAAATATTTCACCTAACTGATAATATTATAGTTACTCCAGACGCTGGAGTTTATAACATAATTTCAGAATATAAAACATTTAATGGAGGATTTATACTATGTAATGGTGATCAATCAGATCATAAACGTAATTTACTTGGATATTCATTAATATCAGAAGATATATCCATTGCTGAACAGGGAATAATGAACGATTACTTTAACGGTAATGTAACAATGATTAATACAAATTATAATTGTCTAAAGAGATGTTTTCCAGATTCAAATTTTTCAAACTTTAAACATGATGTAAAAATAATTCATTATGTTGGTGCAAAACCATGGCACACTAATAAAGATAATAATGAATCTAAGTACACTAAACTTGAAGAGTTTTGGATAAAGGCTAATAATGAAATTCCTAAATACGATAAGGTTAAATCAATGTCAATTGTTACATCATCTTGTAATATGACTGATGAAATGATAACTGGATTAGATAATTCATTTATTATGACTGCCAATTGGGGAATAATATCTAAACTTCCTAAAATAGATTATTATATATGCTCAACTATTGATTTAGACCTATTTAGAAATATTAAGGCGAGTCAACTTAAACCTAGGGTACATATGCTGACATATAATGTTAAAGATAAATTGGGAATTGACAACTCAATTAATCATTTTGAATATATGGGAAGTCTTGGAAATCTAGGTAAAATGCATATGCGATCTAAGGAAGCTCGTAAATCTTTAAATTTACCGACGTCCGGGGTTCAAATGATTTATATGGCATCATACGCGGATATAACTGAACTTAATATATATGGTATTAATCTTTATACTGAATCAGACGGTGATGGAAACTACAAGAAGATAGGATCATCATCTAAGGATAACCCTTATTTAATGAAAAATAAACCTCACGATTTAGCCACCGATATATTATTTCTAAATGACTCATTTAACAGACTTATGTCGAAAAATATAAAAATTAATGTAGATACCAAGGCACTTGAAACAGTAAGAGACATGGTAGCCGGTGGAAGTACTGTAATTGAAATAACACAAAAAATAAAAAGCATGCAATGAAGAATGTAAAAGATTTCTGGGAAAAATGTGATGAAACTTTCGCCCACTTAGAGGCAAATGAATGGTTACATAATAATGACGCACTAACTAATTCATTTAAACGACACCTATGGAAAATAGATCCAACTGATAAAGTAATAGTTGACTATGGAACAGGCGCAGGATATTTTGGAAGATATCTATTTAAAAATCATAATATATCTAAGTATATTGGAATTGATATTGCTGAGCGTTCTATTAAGTCTGCAAAGGAAGCACTAGCTGGGCACAACGCTGAGTTTAAACTTACGCCAGTTGATTTTTCAAAACTTAATGCTGATATATTTGCGTCGTTTGCAATAATTCAACATTTTCCAGATGTAGAATACTTAAATAGCTTCTTAAAGAATTTAAATGATAGCGGAATTAGTGAAATTATTCTACAAATTAGATATAATAAAGAAACTAAATTCTCAAATAAGTATGATACCATTAAGGATGTTAGATTATCATGTGTAACTAACCCATCGTATTTAATGGATCACTTAAGTAATTATGAATGTATTCACGAAGGTGATGTATCTGATGATAATGATTATCAGTATGTATATTTCAAAATTAAAAAATAATAAATACAAATATGACATATAAATCAGTATCAAATCACATTAATGAAATTGGAATAACTAAAGATGATATTCCAATATGTGGAAGAAGTAATACGAGCACTGGATTTAATGAAATTCTTGATTTCTTAAATATATCGAGTGTCAATATCATATTAGAAATAGGAACCGAGCTTGGAACCTCAACTAGAATGATGGCTGATGTATTTCCAACCTCTAAAATATATTGTATTGATTCATGGGTAGATAATTACCCAATTCATCCAGACTGGACTGATATATTACCTTACTTATCACCGAATGGATCTCTATTTCCAGTATTTTTAAAATATATGGAATCATATGGAGATAGAATATTTCCAGTGATTGGATTTTCAGATAAAATGATTAAGGAAGTATTTAATGCTGGAATAGTTCCATATTTAGTTTACGTAGATGGAGATCATAGATATGAAGGAGTAATGGAAGATCTTAATGCAATCCACTCATATTACCCTGAATCAATTGTATTTGGAGATGATTGGAATTTTACTTCATCACATGTAAAATATAAAGGACGAGAATTTCCGGTAAGAGAAGCAGTTATAGATTTTGCTAATAATCACGGATATCAAATTATGTCTATTCAAAATACTTGGACACTTATAAAAAATAAAATAAATTATGGAACACACAAAGATAATAGCTGAAATTGGAATAAACTATGCATATGGCACAGATAAATCTAAATTCCTAGATAATGCAAAGAAACTAATAGATGTAGCGGTAGTCGCAGGATGTGACTGGGTTAAATTCCAAAAGAGATCTCCAGAACATTGCGTTCCTGAGGAACAAAAGAATTTATCAAAGATCGTTCCGTGGAGAACTGAACCAACTGCTTATATTCAATATAAACATGATATTGAATTCAATGAGGAAGAATGGAAAGAATTATATAGATATTGTGAAGATAAAGAGATTGGTATATTTGCATCAGTTTGGGACAAACAATCTGTTGAATTTATGAATACTTTTGATTTTCAAATTACTAAAATTCCATCTGCTCTAATCACCGATATTGATCTATGTTCATATGCAAGAGACCGATTTGATTGTCTAATTATAAGTACTGGAATGAGTACTGAAGAAGAGATAACCCGATGTATGAAGGCAGTTCAGCCCAGTGTAGTAATGCATAGTAATTCTACATACCCATCTAACGTAGAGGAATTAAGATTAGAGTATATTACTTGGCTTAAAGACAACTACGGTCATGATACTGACATCGGATATTCAGGACATGAGTATGGACTTATTACTACAATGGCCGCTGTGACACTTGGGGCAACGTGGGTTGAACGACACATCACACTTGATAGAACCAATTGGGGAAGTGATCAATCTTCATCTGTGGAACCTAGTGGACTTATGAAATTAGTCAAAGGAATTCGCGATATTGAAAAAGCAATGGGAGGAAATTATCCACGAGTTGTGATGGGATCAGAATTATCAAAACGTAAATCTTTAAGAGGAAAGTGAAGCGACCTAAGCCAAAAATTACAATAAGCGCAATTCAGCAATACATTGAAGGAAACATTAAAATGTTAGGCGATAAACTTAACATAATTCCTGAGCATGAAAGTGAACAGGTTATGTACCGTGCGGAAATATGCAAGAATGATTGTGTTAAATATGGATATTGTGTAAATTGTGGATGTGATCTTCCTGGCAAATTCTATGTTAAAAAGTCTTGTAATGCAGGTGGAAGGTTTCCTGATATAATGGATGGCGAATCGTGGAATAAATATAAAAAAGAGAACAACATAAATTTCGAATGATAATATACGTAGACATAGATCATACCATTTGTAAAACTAATGGAACAGATTACGCAAATGCCGAACCTATTCAAGAGGCTATCGATAAAGTAAATTCATATTATAAGAGAGGAGACACTATCGTATATTGGACTGCACGTGGAACAGGATCTGGTATAGACTGGACAGAAGAAACAACTCGTCAATTAAACATATGGGGAGCAATATACCATGAACTTAAATTTGGTAAACCTGTTTTCGACCTATTTATTGATGATCTTGCACAAAATGCAGATATATTATTAGATGATTAAGAAGAGAGTATTAGTGCTAGGTAATGGAACGTCGATTAATGATATTGACTTTAGTAAATTAGATCCTAGTGTTATAACTTTTGGCGTCAATAGAATATGGTTAAAACATAATCCTACATATTACTTCTTTCATGACCTTGATATTCTACGAGAACTAGAAACTAATCACGTTGCAAAAAGTAAACTCGTTGCAAATAGTATATGTTATTCAAGTGATTGGATCAATAGATCGTTATCATCCACTCCACATTGGTTACGAAAATACACAAGAAAGAATAGACGACAGTTTCCAGATTCAGTAACAACAGGATTACACATACTAGGATCACAGATATTACATGGAAAAATTGGTGACTATACATTTTATATGGCTGGAATAAATCTAAAGTGGTCTGATCCATCTCATTTTTGGAAAACAATGGAATATTACTCGTTGAATACTAATGATCACAAATGGTATCATCCAAGATTCCTAAAGATGTTTGAGAATTTCCGTGATCTTAAATCTACTGGATATAATATGATATCAGTTACTCCGAACTCAATGCTCAACAAGATGATGAGATATGAGAATGTTGCCAATCTCTATACTAAATAACATTGATCACGTTCTATAGATTTCTCCTCCAACATTAAGATTATCTGGAAGTTCAGTAATCTGAGTACCAATAAGGTAAAGATTTCCTCCAACACTAAGATTATCTGGAAGCCCAGTAATCGGAGTACCACTAAGGTCGAGATTTCCTCTAACACTAAGATTATCCGGAAGCTCAGTAATAGGAGTATTCATAAGGTAAAGACTTCCTCTAACACTAAGATTATCTGGAAGCCCAGTAATCGGAGTATTCCTAAGGTCTAGACTTCCT